GAAGCTGTTTACCGCGCCAACGGCGGAATTGATCGTGATCATCGTGGCGATCGCGCCGTTGTTGGGCCCGACGTTGGTGCCGTCTATTTCCCCCCAGATGCTGCAATTCGGGCCGTTCACGAACAGGCTGTTGCGAAAGATGATCGCGGCGGTTTCCTTGCTGTTCTGCGCCGCCGCCGTGCCGTAGGAATTGCCGGAAAAGGCCACCGGCACACAGCCGTAGCCGGTGGTGCTGTTCCAGGCCAAGTTGTAGCCATCGAAGATGATCTGGTGGGTAGAGCCGCCCGTGCGCTTGCACTGGATGCCGGGGCCACCGTTGGGGAACGGCCCGGGCGATGCACTGGTGCCAGGCTCGACACCGCCCGCTGCCGTGTTGGTCAGATAGAACCGGCAATCCGCGCCGGGGCCATCGGGGTTGGCCAGCGGGTCGTTGGCGATCTGGGCCGGGTCTTTCAGCCAGGGTTGGCCGGACAGGTTGGACAAGGTGGGCATCTGCCAGCGCGGCATGCCCACCGCATAGTCCACACCTGCGACGTTCCACGGCGGCCGCACGGGATAGACGGACGGTTGCAGGCTGACAGCCTGTGTCCAGGCCGTGAATTCGTTCGACCCGGCCGGGATCGTCACCCCCACCGACAATTGCGCATAGCCTCGGAAGAATGTCGGCACCTGCACGGAACCGCCGTTGTAGCATTGATCGCTGTCAACGCCGTCTGCCGTGCAGGGCGTGCCGCCCCAGACGACAGGCCGCGCATGGGCGCAGGCCGGCTGCATGCACAGCAGCGCCAGCGCGAACAGGATGCGCCTGATCATGTCACTGTATCCCGTTGATGCCCATGTTGACGATCGTCGGCGTGCCGCTGGTCACGACCCCGGGCGTGGTGGTGGTCAGCCGCGCAAATTTGGCACCACCCGATACCGCGCTGGAAATCGTATAAGTGCCAGACCCTGTGACCGTCACAGTTGATCCCGTGGGCGCAAAAAAGTTGATGCCATCCACGCTGTAATAAAGTGCCACGGTGGGCGACGTCGAATAGGTTACGGTGCCCGACGTGGTGATAAACGCCAGAACGGTTTTCGACCCCTCGATGTACAGCGTATTGGTATTGCTGCTCGCCGTGAGACTGAAATTGCCACCGGTCGAAAGCCCGCCATTATACATGACTTTCAGCGGGTTCGTGGCCGCATAGTTGTCGCGGGTCTGCCTGATAACCGGGAAACTGCCGGGCAGGCCATAAGTGGTGATCGTGGCCGTGACGGTGGTTGACGTGCCGCCCACGGAATAGAACCGCCAGCGGTGCCTGGCCCCAATCGGCATCGGCGGCACACGCACGATGCCTGTCGCGGTGATCGGATCACTGACCCAGATGTCGGTGTAATTCGTGCCGCCAGCGGTTTCTTGCAGGATCGCATACACAGCCGTCGCAGTGCCCAGCGTAAGCGCCGACACGTTGACCTCTGCCGACAGCACCGCGCCGCCGCCCGGTGTCGGGTTGGTGGAGGTGCCGATGACCGAGCCGGACCCGGCAAAGGCGGTGGCGGATTCATCGATCACCGCCGACGATGCGCCCTGGGTAACCGGGATCGGCACCCCCGCGCTGCTGCCCTGAACGGTAACGGGATAAGTGCCCGACGTGCCCGCTGCGGTCACGCCCTCGACGCCGCCGATGTTGACGCCGTGAGTGGTCTGCGCGTTCAGCGGGGCGGTGATCGAGCCCGCGATCGTCGCGGTGTTGGCGTCGTGCGTAGCGAGCGGATTGACGCTTGTGCCCAACGGGTTTCCGCTCTTGTCGACAACGAAAACGCCGCTTGCGGTCTTGACCTGGTTGCCCCCGAGATAGGTCGGGGAGGCCGTTTGTGCATACAAGGCGCCGGGCAGGGCGCATGCGAGCGCCGTCAACACCGACGCGAGTTGGGTGGATTTCATACCGATCTCTCCGTGTCGAGAGCGCCGCAATGACGCTGGTGTGTTCAGGAATTTGGGGTCGGGGGATTTTCCCCCATGGCGTCGCGACGCGGCGGCGGCTCGGTCGAATTGGTGCCCCAAACAAGACCGCCGATGGCAGCGACGACAAGCGGGACATAAACTTGCAAGGCGGTCATGAACGAGGCCCAGGTTTCGACCTTGACGACCCCGATGATGATCGTGGCCGCCGCCGTCACTGGCAGGCCGATCAGCAGCACCAGCGCGATGGCAAAGCCGATCAACCGACCGATCGCCACGGTTTCGTTGTCCGCACCGGTCAGCGCCTGCTTCAACCAGCCCATGTCAGCGCCACTTTTTCAACACGTTCGACCCGCGCCAGCCACCCTTTGCCGAACACCGAAAATGTCGGCAGTGCACGGTAATGGTCCCGGCGCGCGTCATCGAAACGCGTGATCAGCTTGGCAAGCCCGATCTTGCTTGCGTATGTCTGCACAGCGGCCATTGTTGTCTGACCGGGCTGCCCATCGCTTGGCGCGCCGACGATGCCTTGCAACAGCTTGACCGCAGTGCCGGGTCCACCATTCACCGCAAAATCGAACACGGCGAGCGCGAGCCCGATCGGCAGTTTGTCGCCGGCGATCTTGTCCCAGAACCAGCCCTTGTAGAGCGGCGAAACTTTTGCCGGAGTGAGAGACCTCATGACGGCATCGGTCGCAGCCTGTCCGCTCCACGAATGCCAGGTGCGCGCAGTCACGCCTAGATTTGTGGCACCGCCAGGATCGCGCGCATCATCGATGAAGCCGCCCTCTTCGCGCAGCACGATGCGCAACGCATCGGTGAATGTATGCACCATCTTCATTTCCAGAAATGGCTGATAATGGTACCGGCAAAGGCGCCGATGATGGCCGCGATCGTTACGATAGCCCACCACGCGCCCTTGCGTTCGTTTTCGCTGGCCTCGATGCGGGCCAGACGTTCATCGATCCGCTCAAGCGTTTCCTCGACGCGGTCGAAGCGCTTTTCCATCGCCTCAAGGCTCCCCTCGACGCGACCCAGATCACGGTGCAGATCACTGTGGGTGGTTAGATCGGCCATCATGCGATCACTGAGCAATGCGCACGGTTATGCTGCCGGCGGTGAGCGTGATCATCAGGAAATAGACAGCAGTTGCGTCGGTTTCCGCCAGGATCGGCTCATTGACGATTGCTCCGGTCACGCCGGAAAACTGGTACGACGCCGCAATGTTCCCACTTTGGGTGATGCCGATCCTGGTCGTGCCTCCGTCGTTCGAGCGCAGCAGCTGCGCCGTGCCGGAGGCTGCGGCCGTGGCATTCAGTGTCAGCCAGATTTGCCTTGAAAGCTGGGGGGTGAATGGCCCTAGAGCATGCGTCGCCGTGTCGCTGATGGCCGCTGTCAGCGGTGTTGATGTCGCAGCAGTGAAGGGCGCTGAAAGTGTTGTAAGCGTCGCATTGCCGATGGCCTGATTGGCAGATGTGGCGGCACCACCCAGCGAGCCGAGGTTTACCGTGCCGACAGTGTTCGTGCTCGCGGCTAGCGTCGTCATGGTCAATTCGGCAAATGTGCCGTCGCCCATGTCGACAAGGCGCTTTTCAACGACATTGCCATGAAGGCCAGGCAGGAGGTCAGAGGTGAAGATATCGGCCATGCGTCACTCCTTGCGCCCGATCCTTTGCGGATCGGGGCGTTTGCTGGCGGGGTGGTGAACGGTGTTGTTGCAGCGCGAAGCGAACTGGTCGTGTTGCTCTAGGCAGGATCAACCAGACTTTGGATCGCATCGCCGACCACACCGTCGACCGACGCACGGTCCGAGGGGTCGGCCTGATTGAGCCGCAGCAGCGTTTCAGCCTGACTCTTGATCGCAGGCAGGGCTTGATCGGGCAAGTTGGCGCCGCTGTTGAATTCATGCCGGGCCAGCGCGTCAAGCACTGCCGATCGCGAATCCTGCGCAATTTCCGGGGCTTGACCGGCTGCAACGTTCGCCTGGCTGGCGGCAATTTGCGACAGATCGGCCGGGTGAATTGTTCCGATCAGCGGGCCCAGATTTATCTGCGCGAATTGCCCTGGATCCTGGCGCTGCAAAAGTTCCAGGCGAAGCGCAGCTTGGTTGTCGGCAGCGGGAACGGTTGCTGCCTGTGCGGCACCGCGCAGGGCATTATCCACCCTGGCCAGCGTTCGCGGTGTCATTTGCGCGGTAAGCTCTGGCGGCAGATCAGCCGCTTGGGCAATGCTGCCGGGCGCCGATGCTGTCAGAGAAACCACTGCACGACCTGCAGCCAGGTCCCCCGCTGCCTGCTGCACCTGGTCAGCCGCCATACGTCGTCGCGCAAGACCGGACGCAAGCGCCTGCTCCTCCGGCGACAAATCCAGCCGTTGGCCAATGCGGTCCAGGATGGTTGTCGCGTCCCAGGTGCGCGGTGTGTCGGTCGCACCGATCAGCGCCGCAGTCCCGCCTGCACTGCGCAACAGTGCGCCGGCATCTGCTGCGCCGCCCGTAGGCGCGGTCGTACCCAGTGTGACCGCATGGCCCGCACTGCCAATCACATGCGCAGGGGTGACCAGATCGCCCGGTGAAACCGCAGCCAGTCCAAGCCCGCCATAGGACGCGCTGCTGCCATCGGGGTGCACAATCTGGACGGACGGGTTGTCCCGCGCGCCATCGACTGCCGTGACCATGCCGCCGGCAAGTGGGTGTACTGCTGCGCCAATTGGGGCGGCAATCGCCACTGTGTCCAGCGATCCGGCCAATGGCAACACCTGCGCAACATCAGGCGATGGATTGCCACCGGCGATGGGCATAGGCTGACCGCCAGCCGCTTGGGCAAAGATGGTGGCCACGCGCTGGTTCTGTGCGGCCTGACCAAGGCGCGCCACTGCCAGCTGATAATCAGCCGGCGACAGTGTAGCGCCCCAGCCACTGACGATATGCGCGGCAAATGCGGGTTCCCCGGCAGCAAGTGCCTGTCCGACAGCATTTGCCACTGCGCCACCAACCGCGGCCCGCACGGCTCCTGACCGGTCCTCATCGGTGACATCGGGGCCCGCATGCTCCAGGGCGAGCGCCTGAACCGCGCCTAGCCCCTGAACAAACCGCGACGGGTCCTGCCAGGCCGACGCTGCCGATTGCTGGGCAGCCTGCATTGTCTGATCGGCAACAGCCTGCCGTTCGACTGCCAGCTGCTGCAGGGTATGGTCTGTGATCCTGGTTGTGGCCTCGTCGATCGCGGGGGCAATGTGCTGGTCATAGGCCGCGATCATGCCCGGGCTGCCCAGCGTGGCTTGTCCATCCGCCTTGATCCGTTCCAGCTCACCCAATGCCTGCGGCTGCGCCGCGACAGCAGTGCCGCCTCGCATGCCGGCGTGAACATCAACCACATTGGACAAGGCTGCACGGTCCTGCAAGGCACGGGCACGTCCGGCGGTGTCGTCGCCCACCACCTGAACGATCGTCCGCAAGTCACGCAATTGGCCAAGATCGGCGCCACCTGCTACCAGCACGCGACCGATCGTGTTGGCAAGGTTGGGGCCGTCTGGCGCAGAAAACCGTTCCTTGTAGGCATGGACCGGAATGAAGGTCGGAGTGAACGTTGGTGCGCGCATCACAGCCCCATCCCAGCCCTGAACGGCGCGTACTGGCTTGCACTGCCCAATGCGGTTCCCGACGATCCTGCGCCAAGCGACCCCAGTCCACCCGACATTCCGCCACCAGACCCGCCGCCAAACAGCCCTGAGCCCAGATTGAACAGACCCCCGACCAGCGCTGAAGCGCCCCTGCTGTTGGCGGCGGCGGCCTGGGCAAGATTGTTGGCGACACCGATATCGGAACCCATCAGGTTCTGATTGCCCTGGCTGTAAATGCGGGCCAGGTTTGCCTGGCCCAGAATCTGGGTGTCGTTCAGCGCATTGGCCGCCGTGCCATAGCCGGTGGCATCACCACTGGCCGCGGCCGCCAAGTTCTGCTGACCGCTGACTTGCGCCATCTGCTGATATTGCTGCAGCGCGGCCTGGCGCATGTTCTGCTGGCCGATTTGCGCCGCGTTGCTTTCAGCCGCAGCATTGGCATTGGCGGCCTCTGCCTGCGCTTTGGCCTGGCTCATTGATGCGGCTATACTGACCCCGGTGCCAATGGCGCCGAGGCCGGTGGCAATCAGGGGAACGATGGGCGCACACATCACTTGATCTCCCGAATGAAACGCCGAAACGCGACTGAGCGCACAACGACACGTTGCTGTTCCACCGTAAATCCCCAGTGTTCGAGCAGGCGAATGGCCTGCCGGTTGCCCGAGGACACGAAATTGACCAGGCACCGCGCGTGGCGATGCATTTCAGTCACGATCGCCGGGCCCTGGGCGATAAGCAGGCGGGCGTGGCGCGCGACCTGATCGCTGCCAAGAAACCAGGGTATGCCCTCGCCACGGGTTGCGCTGACGATGACAACGCCAAACATCGCATGCGGTGTGTCGTCGATCAGCGCCGTCCACGTCTGCGCGCTTTTTGCCAGACCATGGCGTAGCGCCTGTTCGGCGCTCTGCCCCATTGCACGGCATTCGATACGGTCGATCCGTCGAAGCCGCTGTGCCAGATCGCACACATGCTGGATTTCCCCCGGCACCAGACGGGTCGGCACGGCCATGGTTCCCTTGGTCATCCGCCGATGATCGGATCAATGGCAACACCCAACAGCGTGAACGGCATGGGTGCCGTCTGGTTGATCCAGACGGTGCATTCATCACGCACCTTGTTGTCCATCGACACCAGATATGTGCCATCAAACAAGGCGTTCGCCTGGTCGGTCACGCGTGGCTGGACCGGAAACAGATCGCTGCTGCCGATGCCCGCGTTGATCGGGCCGGTCTGGCTCAGGGTCAACACGGCCCGAGCCGGGTTCTGGACTTTGCCGATGTTTGACCCTTCGCCGGGCGCGTTGATGCGCAAGGGCAATGTTTCGATATCGACCGCGTAGGGCAGGCCAAACGACACCACCGACCCGGTGCCGATCGATGCGGGCAGCGTGACCGTGCCATTGGTCACGGTCAGCCCTGTTACCGCAACCCCGTCCACCAGGCCCGCGACGTCGGTCGCGCCTTCAAGATGCCACAAGCCTGTAAATGTCGATTGCGGTGTCGTAAAACTTGCGGAAACCGCGCAATCGAGAAAACAGCAATCGGCCGGCGTGTCCCAAAAATGCGACACCATGCGTTCGACGAAGCAGTTGGTCTGCCCGGCGATGGTTCGCTCAACTATCAGATAGACCCGGTCTTCGCCGTCTTCGGTAATCGAACACACGGACAAGACATTGCCCTCTGTTTCGCACTGGGTCCAACCCCAGACATTTTGCTCCTGCTCCCAGGTAAAGCACAGCAGGACGCCGTCATCGCGCACCGCCCAGATCAGCGACCGCGGCTCCTGGCTGTAACACCACGACACAATGGTGTGGCCCTGAAAGAAGTGCGGCGAAAAAATGGTTATGTCGTTTGCACGCAAGCCATTGATCGCAAAATCATAACCCAGGCTGCGGATCGAAGACCCGGTCGAAGGCACATAGAACACGACATTGTCGACCACCAGCGGTGGCAGTCGGGACGATCCCCGCCCCACTTCGCGCTGGATAACCGGCGGACTGGCCCCGTCGAGCGGTGCGCCGTTGCCGTCGCCATCGATCCTGAACACGCTGTCGCTGGTCAGGGCTATCAGCGCGGTGGTCGATGTCAGTTGGTTCACCGAATTCACGCGCCCGGCCATGATCGCAAAGCTCATGGCGTCGTCGGCGCGCAATGGTGTCGAATAATCCATGTTCTCGATCAGCGCCGATTTCGACGTCCAGATGCCATGGGGCACATTGTTCGACCGGGCCCAGATCGAGCGCTGCTGGAACATGGTCACGGTCGAGGGATAGTTGTTCGCGCTCGCAAAGGGATTGTTGGCCAGCGGCGGCGCCTGATCATACGCAGGGCCAATGTTGTCATCGATGAACGATGCGGCCCGGGTCGTGCCGATATAGCCATAAAATTGCGTGTTGTTCGCCTTGTAGACATTGTAGCGCGTCGCACCGGTGACCGAGGGCCACGACAGGCTGTTGAAATTGCGCTTCAGCGTCAGATCGTTGTACGCGCTCGCAGTGGGCGATCCGATGCTTTCCTCGGTGGTGTTGTCATTAACCGCCGTCACGCAATATGTCGCAGTCTCGGGAAAATAATTGAGTCCGCTGTTGGCCGAATCGGTGTCCGCGATCGTCGCCAGCACGGTGCACGAGGCGGGCGGCATGATCGTGGGCACAAACGCCACGGTCTCAAACGACCAGTTGGTATTGCCGGCTCGAACCAGCTTGGTCGGCGGATAGGCCAGATGCGCGATATACAGCGTATCGGTGGTCTGTTCGTAATCGATGTCGGCCAGATCAACGCCATTATAGGGCGACCCGGCCTTGTAGATGCGCGAAGCTCCCATCGGTATCAATCCTTTAAGCGAAAGCCGCCAAGACCTCCGCCGTATGAAATGAACGGGGGTATCAGCGGTATGGTCGGGGGACGAACGACCGGAGGTGGCACCACCACGGGCGGTGCGCTGTTGGCGGTGCCGCCCGTGCAACCGGAAAACGAAGGGGCCAACGCGGTGTTGGCGTCGATTGTCACAGTGTTGGCATCGACCACCGAAACCACAGTCCAGGTGCGGAAATTGAGCAAAGCGCCCATGCCACCGTCAACCCCGTCGATGTAGATCAGATCGCCGACCGCAAACCCGTGATAGGCAATGGTCAGTTGCGCATAGGCGGCATTGCTGATCGCCGTGATCGGTTGTTCGCCTTCCAGAATCCGCCCACCGCTTGCACAGGGCGCCATATAGCCCTGGCCCATTTCCAGCGCGTAGGTCTGTGTCATCGAAAACTGAAACGGAACCAGCATGGTCGGTTCGGCGGAATTCAATACTTGCCCGACCAGCCGCGTGCCCGGACGCTTGGTCACGCCGCCGTATTTCATGATGATGACGTTGCGCGCCGTGCGCAGCGCAGATTGCCACGCGTCGACGTCAAAACGGCCATAAAGCTGCGGGCCAAGCTCGCCTTTGCTGAAATTGACCTGGGGAATGCGCATCGTCACAGGTCTGCTCCGATCCCGGCACGGGCAAAGGCGGCCTCACTGACATAACTCGCCGGTCGTCTGACCCGTTGGTTATAGTCTTCGGCAATGGCCCTTGCTCGGGCGACTTCGGCCGCTTCACCAAGCGCGCGGGCAAGCCCGGTGTCCTTGCGGATCGGGATGGCAACCCGCGCAGCCAGTTCCAGCGCGAACGCGCGTTGCACCAGCGGTGGCAAAATGGTCGGATCGGTCAGCACCGCGACATAGACCAGCGTGGCATTGCAAACGTTGGAATAAATCAGTCCGCCTTCATGCAGAAATGCCAGCGGAATGGCGTCCTGCACCGGAAAAGGAAACGGTCCGCCATGTGGCAGATAGGCCGCGTCCAACTGCACCGGACGGATCGCCAGCGGGCGGGCGCAATTGGCCGGTACAGCATAAGCCTGTGTCCATTCCGCCGGACGATCGTTGGTGGCCACTGTCAGGGCGGTGCGCGCAACGGCCCAGCTCCAGTCCGACCACAGCGAAACCTCGGTCAGCAGCGGGGCGGCAAAGCGGCTGACTTCGCGCGCTTCGATTGAATTGTCGGTCACATCGGTGATCGGACCGGCGGCAATTTCCGCCAGGGCCATGTTGCAGATGTCATCGAGCGTTGCCATGCCGGATAATCCCGTGAAAAATCCCCCATGGGGTCAGCGTCGATCGCGACGCGGTCTATGCAGGGCGCCGGGATCAACCTGGCGCCCTGCATTACAGTCAGGCCGTGATCATTTGCCGGTTGTCGCCGGCTTGCGCGCAGTGCCCGTCCCGGGTGGCGCGGTTTCCAGGGGAATCCAGGCCAGCCCGGGCGTCTCGTCGCTGGTAAACACCTCACCGGTGTCGATCAGACGGCCTTGACTGTTGAGGTAGATCGGTTCGCGCGCACGATAGCTGGGCATCACACCCCGCCGCAGTTGATGTTGCTCTGGCGGCTGGCGACAATCGATGCGTTGATCGTCCCGGCAGTCGCAGTGCCGACCACGTTGTAATAGAGCTGAAGATAACGGGTTCTGGCTTCCTGAAGGATCTTCGGAACCTGAAAGAGATAGCCGGTCACCAGTGATGCTGCGGGAATGACCGCGCCGACGTCGATCGGGGTCCAGTTGAGGCCGTCTGGCGATGTCTCGACCCACACCTGCAGCGACGTGAGCCCGGCAAAACTCTGCGCGACGGATACCGAAATCGGAATCACCTCGCCTTCGCCAATATCGCGTACGAGTGGAAGTGTGGCGCCATAGGGCGTGCCGGTCGCGCCCAGATCGATGGCGTTGGTCGACGGTGCCGAAATGGTCACCGCCTGCTGATTGCTGAAAACAAGCGACGTGTCGATGATCATGAAGGAATATCCTTGTAAACCAGCCGACCGGACGATGACTGAGGGCGAAATGATCCGGTCGAACATAAAACCATATTGGTTCGTGAAGGGGCGCTTAAGAAGCCAGCGTTTCGGTGCTCAGCAATGCGTCGGTTTCGCGGATCGGCATACCGCGCCAGGTCATCACTTCCTCGCCCTGGATTTCCATCGGGGTCAGGCGGACGAAGTTGTCGATGCCCGAACGACCGTTGGTGCCTTCTGCGTCCAGCGCTTCGAGCAGAGTGCGGTTCATGTAGATCACGGTACGGCCCGGACTGATCTGCCCTTCGGCTTCCATCCGGTACGAACGGCGCCCTTGCAGCTTGTAATAGGCATGGCGCATCAAGGGGTTGAGCGCGACCGAGCCGGCAATGACGCTCGGCACGTCGATATTGGCAATACGTGCGTTGTAGCGCCAGTCCTTGACACACAGGCCGACATGCTGGGTGAACTTCTCTTCCTTGACGTAAAACGGGTTGCCGTTCGGATCGAGCACCCGCTGGCGCCCCATATCTTCGCGCTGAATGCCCCCCGGAATGTTGTCGGGCACGATCGCCGAGGTCTGCATGTCACCGTGGGTGACGAACCAGATCGACGCATTGTTCGATCCGGTGGCCCCGCCGTTGATCACGTTGGGATTGAGCAGCGCATTGAAACGCGGCCCAAGGCCATGGAACTGTTTGCCGTTGATCTTGACGTCCGAATACCAGATCGCGCTTTCGACCGTCTGCGCAATGGCTTCGAGAAAGCCCTGGCCTTCGACCAGCCGCAGTTTGGCAGATTCAGCCGGCTTGAGATTGAGCAGGCGTTCATCGACACTCGACAGGCCTTCGACAAAGCCGGTGGTGTCCTTCACTTCGGTATAGTTGCCTTTCGACTGGGCAATGCCCTGGTACAGCGCGCCCCACGACACCGAAGGCAGGCCGGTGCGGATCGACGAGCGATGCTCGGTGCCGCTGTTGCACGAGATGACGTTGGCGTCCTTCATGAACGGCGTCAGTTGGGTCAGCGCTTCGACCACATCACCGATGCCGTCGCTGCTGGCTTTCAGAACGTCGATCAGATTCCAGTATGAGCTGCCAAGAATGGCCATTTGGTGGTCTCCTCAGGGAAATCCCGCGTAACCGGCGGGTACAGATGATGCCGGCAAGGGGGGGACTGGGCGCGATGCGGCCGGCATCATGCGCTCCTCGTGGCGTTGGCGCCGGGCAGGCGCCGACGGGCAGTTCAGCGAGTTTCGTTGGGGTAAAGGCGTTCCCATACCGGTCGGTTGCGACTGGGGGCGGTCGTCGGACGGACAAAACTGCCGTCTTCACCGACCAGTTCGCCAAGCCGGCGAAACGCACGGATCATGTCGGGATGGTTGCCAAACCCGCTGTTGTCCAGCGCCTGACGAAACGGATGCCCTTGCGCATAACCCATTGCATCCAGCGCCTTGGCAGCAAAGTGCTCTGTTTCGGCGCGCCGCGCGCCACCGATTTCGGGATCGGCGACAAAGGCATCGTGCCAGGTTTTTTTCTGCGCCGTGGCGGCGTCCTCGATCTGGCGCGCCAGGCTCTCCTGCGTGCGCGCCATGATGTCGCGCGCCACCGGCAGCAACTTGTTGGCGGCATCGTTGCTGAGGCCAATGTCACGCAAGACCGGATCGGCATTCTGAACCAGCGCCGGGTCGATCGAAAACCCTTCGAGCATCAGATCATACCGTTCGGGCGCAAGGTTTGCCGGTGTCGGCACGGCCGCAGCCGGGCTGGGGGCTGGGGGGTCAACCGCCGGTGTTGCCGTTGCCTGGCCCTGAACCTGTGCACCTGTATCAGCCGCCGAGGGGGAGCTCGTCATAGCGGGCGCTGTCGCGGGAGCGTCTTGATTCACGTTGATGTTCCTTGCAATTGAGCGCTTCGGACAGACTGAGGCCAAGCGTCGTGATCCCCTCGGGATCGGCATTGCGCACGGCCTCGCTTTGGCCGGCGTGCACCATGATCAACAGATCAAAGCCAAGCGCCCGGCGCCCTTCGAGATGCGCAAGATCGCGGGTCGGCGCCGTGCTCGCCGATACTGTATGCCCCAGGATTCCCGCGCTTTGGATCGCGGCAAACAGGAACCGGCGAAATTCCGGTCGGGTCAGCAGAAATTCGGCATCCTTTGCGTCGAACGCCATGGGTCATATCCAATATGTGATGCGCCGGTCAGGCCGGCGGCAGCAGCCGCGCCAGCAGGCTGTCGCCGTTGCCAACATCGGTCGCGGCCAGCAGCCGAGCCGCATCGGCGCCGGCTTTCATCGCCGGCATCGCGGCCAGGGCCTGCGCGGTTGCCGCTTGCGCCGCACGCGTTTTGCGCAAGGCTGCAACTTCGCGCGCCGGGCGGATCAGGCGCGCAGGGGCCCCGGCGCGATAGCCATATTCATCGACGGCTTCATCGAAATCGATCATGTCAAGCGCATCGGGATGCACGGCCGCCAGGTTGCCGACAAAGCCGACCACGCGCTCGATCTGACCCAACCCGACCATTCGCTGCATCTGCTGCAGGATTGACACGAATTCGACATTGAGCGGCATGTTCGACAGCGCAGCCGGTACCGGCGGCAGCATCCCGCCACGTTGCAGGATGCCGAATGCGCGCTCGATCGCCACTTGCAGCTTTTCGTTGGAGACGCGTTCGATCACTGGCCCCAACTGAGTGAGCTTTTCCTCGTTGCGCGCGGCAATTTCCTCGACCGTGCGCGGCTGGATGCCGGCCATGTTGGTGATTGCGTTGAACAAGTCGGCAAAGGCGAGCGAATCGATCTGCCCCCGGCACTTGTCCATTTCCTCGCCGATCGCCGCGACCGCCTGGTATGGCATCGGGTAAGGAATGAAGATCTGGTCCCGATCGACTCCGGCCGCCGCGACAACACGCCCCGGCTCGCCGGTCAGCCGCACATTTGGCGGCGCGATCTTTTCGGGCTTGACCATCTGGTCGATAGCCTCGTTGCGCCGCTTGGCCTGCATCTGCAATTCGCGCAGCGCCGGCAGCGCTTCCATCCCCGGCGAAACACCATAAGTATCGCCGCCGACGACATCCCACCGCGGCGCCCAGAACGGTTGTTCGTTGTACCCGGAAAGGCGCAACACGCTGTCCGAACGGTCGGCCGTATCCCAATAGACCGATCGCCAGGGCTTGGCCCCGAATTGCAGCGGATTGTAATCGGGATCGGGCTCGATCGCGTGATAGATTTCGACTGCGGCCTCGTACTGGCTGCGATCATACAGCGATCGGATCACCGGCGAACAGGCATCGCCAAAGGTGTCGATCGCTTGCTTCACGCTCATCGGGCAGACCCGGTAAAGTGTGTCGGGCACCAGTGCATCGGACAGCGCGATCCAATATTCGCCAAACGTCAGCGCATGACACACCGCGCCCGCAGTCGGGTGTTCGACCATGACGCAGCCTTCGGTGCCGAACAGACCCATTTCGCCATAGCCCGATTTGGACGCGGCATAGAAATTGGTCGACGCAAAAAAGGCATAGAGCCGCCGCTCGACATCCGACAGCCAGGGCCGGACCCCGTTTGCCTCCATCAAGCGATCATCCGCCAGTTTCAGCGTAAACCACGGCCGCGAAGCACTTGACAGCCCGCTGGTCATGCCGTTGGTCAGTGTGCGGAACGCTTCGATCCCGTGCGGATCGAACAATGTCCGGTTCCACATCCGGCGGCGCCCGCCGTTCTGGTCCTTGCTGTTACGCAGGAACCGCGATCGGGCCGGCTGGGCAAACCGCGCAATCTGCTCGGCCTCGGACTCGTAATCGGTCCGGACATTTTTCATCAGAGCCAGCCGCTGCTCGCAGTGGCTGCGCAGGGTTTCGTTGCCGCTCATCCGCGCCTCGCCCCTCAACCCAGTGTCGGATTGGAAACGGTCGGGGACCCGAGCACGCCCTGCGGCCCGGTGACCATTCCGGCCAGTACCGTGCGCTGCCACGCCTCGGGATCAACTGGTCCTGGCGTTGCGCCCTGATCGGGCAATTGCGTCGGCTGGCGAACCGGCACGGTCGGTATCGTCGGGGTGCTGCTGCACATGCTCGCCTCCTGTGGTTGATGGCCATGGCTTAACCTGGTGATGATCAGGTTTGGATCGCGTCGGGCCATTTTCGTTCAATCCAGCTCGGTGTAGCGGTCGTCATCGCGCATGGCCGCCACGCGATCGGGATCGAGCCAGTTGGGCATCCGGCGTGGCAACACCACCTCGGCAAACGTGCAGGCCAGCGCATCGGCCCAATCGGGACTGGGCAATCCGCGCTTTTTCATATCGGCCTTGCGCTCCAGACGCACACGCGTGTCGTCGGCGGCAAAGCCATAAGTCGGCCCCGCCAGATCGTCACGCAGCCTCGGGCCTTCGGGAATTGCGCCGCGCCGCAGCCAGGCCCGCATCCGGGTCCAGATTTCGGCACGCTTGTTGGCGGTGTGGACGGCCACGCCAGGTTCCAGTTCGGCATCGCGACCTTCGCCGCCAAACCACACTTCGATCACCGGCACATCGCCGACCAATTGGCGCAACCGGTCGACAATCGCTGCGCCGATATTGCCGGCATCGACCATGATGGCATCGGGCTGCCATTTTTGCGCGGCAAGCGCGATATCGCCGGCCAGCGTCATGGCATCGGTGCTGCGCCAAGCCTGCCATGGCCGCGATCGGGCGTCGCTGCCGCAACGGATCGCCAGCACGCTTTCATCATCGCCATAACGCGCACAATCGATGCCAAAGATCACCGGTTCGCCGCCTGCCAGCACGGGAATTTCGCGTGCCTGTGCGGTTTCGATGTCGCGCTGGCCGATAAACTGCATCGCGTTGGCCGACGGGAACCGGCCGCGCACGCGCACCCGGGCAATGTCCGAATCCTCGCCAAAAGTACGCACCAATTCGTCCAGATACGTCTTGTTGGTGCCTTCGACATCGCGCGCATCGATTTGTGCGCTGCGCCACAAGGCGCGATGCCGGCCAAAACATTCGCGAAATGCACCGCTGGCATGGGTCGGGTTGCCGAACGCCAGCCAGATGATCTCGGTATCCGCATCGGTCAGCGCGCCCAATGCCACTTCCCAGACTTTGTCGGCAATCCCCGAGGCTTCGTCGAACACCAGGACGATGCGCTTGCCCTGATTATGCAGACCGGCGAACGCCTCGGTGTTGCTCTCGCTCCAGGTGACAAGATCGCACCGCCACGATTTTTCGCGCCCGGCCATCGTCGATGTGATGGCCGTCGCGGAATGCCGAAACCATGCAGATGTCAACGCCAGCCCTGCCCATTTGGCCAATTCGGGCGCGGTCTTGGTGCGCAACTGCGCCTCGGTGTTGGCCGTCACGATCACCCGCGCATCGGGGCACGTGTCCAGCGCCCATTTGACCAGCATGCCGATCAGCGCGGACTTGCCGATGCCATGGCCTGACGCACGCGCTATGCGCAGCGGCTGGAAACGCCGGGCAGGGTCCGACAGATGGTCGCGGATTTCGGCCATGACAGCGCGTTGCCAGGCACGCGGCCCGGCCATCCCGGCCAGATCGCCTTCGCCCCAGGTAAAGGCATAAGACGCATAGCCGAGCGGATCGGCGGTAAATGCGCCAATGTCACCGGCCAGTGCCAGGACCGGGTCTGTGTCAGCCGCCGCTTGCGGATCATTCATGGTTTTGCGCGCTCTGGGCATGATCTGGGCCCGCATCGGTGGCCTGGCGCTGGCGGTGCACGCGCTGGCGCGCGCGCTGGATCGCGGCGACGGGATCGCCGGCACTCGACAGTTCGAAATCCTGGCGCGGCTTGCCCCAGGCGCGGTCAAGCACCGCGTTGGCCGCGCTGACCCGCGCCGTTGCCGGGGCATCGCTGTTGGTCATGATCGCCACCAGCGTGGCCAGCGCATCGCCGGTGTGGCCCCTGGCCATTGCCGCATCGCCGCGACCTTGCCTGGGTTCTGTCGGAGCCGTAACCGAAACCTTGCGCTGGCGGGTTGCAGCACGCGCGGGCGTTTGGGCCGGTTCAGCGCGCGGCATAGGGCTTGCGATCGCTCGGCAATCCCATCGCGGCGGCAGAGCGTGCACCGCGCCGCACCAGCGGCCGGTCCGCGTGCATCGATGGGTGGCGGGCGGTCTGTTTGCCCGTGGCGACAATTTCGACCAGCCGGAACCGCTGAAACCGGCTGACGCGGATCAGACCGCGATGTTCCAGCTTGCGCACCAGCTTTGGCCCCATCGAGGTGGAATTGAAGCCGGCAGCGACTTCCAGATCGATATTGACCGGGCAGGGGTGGCCATGTTCCGCGGCATGATTGATCAACTGATAGGCGATCCGTTCTGCCGGTGCGAGTTCGTCCGCGTGCACATGTGGCGGCAAGGGCAATGGCAGACGATTGCCTTCGGCATCGTCATCCCAGAACGCGTCAAGACAGTCGCTGGCCGTTTTCATTGGTTTGTCAAACTCCGCAGAAAAGGCGGTGGGGCGCCGTCACGGCGCACCCACCGCCAGGGGTCGCAAGCGCCGTCAGGGGGAAACGGTCGCTTGCCATGCAGCCGGGGCCGGTGGCTGTGTCACCGGCGGGGACCGGGTCGGGGCCCGGTCGTCACCGTCGCCAGCGGGGGAGGAGGGGGGGCGACTCGGTGGTTCGGGCTGCATGCAGGCTGATTATCGCAAAATCAGATAATCGGATATAGCAATCAATTTGAAAATGGATATAATTCCCTTTTCTGATTAATGTTAATCTGATATTACGTTGAAACACACTCTCACAAGGGACGCGCCATGCGTGCTTTTGATGCCATGCTTGTGCGCCGGACCATGAAGGCGCGCTCCATCAGCCAGGCCGATCTCGCCCGGGAACTCGGTTTTGCCAGCCAGTCGGCGGTGTCGGCTTTGCTGGCGGGAAAGCGGCGTGTAACAGTCGATGAAGCCGCCGCAATCTATACCCTGCTCGGGCTCGATCAGGCCGGGCAGGCAACCAGCGCGACCGAACCAGCGTCTGTGCGATTGCGCGAAGGCGGCGCAGGCGAAGCGATTCCCGACTATGGCGTCGTTCCGGTTATCGGCATTGCCGGGGCCGGCCGCTGGCGCGAAGCGATCGAAGTGCCGCTGGGCCATATGCCTGTGCCCGGTCGAATGTCGGGGCGCGGCATGTTCGGCATCGAAGTCAGCGGTGATTCGATGGATTTGCTGATTGATGACGGTGGGCTGATTCTGGTCGATGCCGGGCAAAAGGAACTGGCACCGGGCGGTATCTATCTGATCGCCAACAGTCGGGGCGAAGCAACGGTCAAACGCTATCGCCGTGATCCTGCGCGGTTTGAACCCTGTTCCAGCAACCCGGTGCATCGACCGTTCCTGATCAGCGACGATGATTTCTCTGTGCTGGGCAAAGTCGTCTGGAAAAGCGCGCCGGTGATCTGATCTCGCCAGGCAAGCAGGGTGCGATTGTAATGATCTGAATATCGGATAATTGGCGGATATTGCTGCTTCAGGAAGGATCCTCCTTTCCATGTCGCATTTTCGCCCAACCGGGCCGCACAGCGCGTGGCACACAAGTCCGGCCGCGTGTTGCCTGCTGGCTGATCTTGGCCCGCGTGACGTACGTTTGACGTTGGTACGCGGCGGTCCGGGGCCGGATCGGCTGGACTGGCACCCCGACAGCGATCATGGCGCCGCCACGTTCGCCGCGCTCACGCAACTGCGTCAGGCTGCCGTCGGTCCGGCCTTTGCTTTGGCGCCTGACGATTGCGCGCGCGCGGCCGCGCTGGCCGCAGCGCAAAGTGCGCCCACCGCTGCTGCCGCAATAGCCGCGCGCTTTGGCGATCCGTCTCGATGGCTCGGGTTTGGCCCGATCGAAGCGACCCGCCGTTTCCGCGCAAACTGGATGTGA